GAAATCCTACTATTGATGATTTTGCGTCGATATTAGACAAGAAAGATATGTCAGCCGAAAAGTCATATGAAATTCTTATATCATGTATTGATAAGCTTGCATCAGAAGATCAAGTTTATAGCTTTAAAGATTTTACCAAAAAACAAGTTGACGAATTTGTAGAAAGTCTTCATTCAGATGTGACAAGAAAAATTAAACTATTCTTTGATACAATGCCAAAAGTAAGACATGAAATGCCTTATAAAAATTCAAGTAATGCTGAAAAGGTATTTACAATACAAGGAACGCAAAGTTTTTTTATGTAATCATGAGTCACACTAATCTTTTTGTATATTACCAAAAGATATTCGGGATGGCTCAACACCATAAATATAGTATAGCAGAGATTGAAAATTTATTTCCATACGAACGAGATCTTTACTTTGAAATGTTAATTGAATTTATACAGAGTCAAAAAGAAAAAGAAAGAGCTAAGTAAATGGCGACATTAGACGATCTTAAATCGGTTTTAGAATCTATTGATAGGACAATGATAGATCAAAAAGGTCTATTGAATAATATTCTTACATTACAACAAAATCCTAGAGCCGATACGAGTATTGTTAATCAAACAGAACCTTCAACAGGTCAAAGTATCGGTGCTGCAGCATCTGGTATTGGATCTGGTGTCGGGGCAGCAGCCACTGGTCTAGGAGTAGGCGGGCTTGCAGCTTTAGCTGGAATGGCAATGTTTGCAGATTTTGATGCTCAAGCAATAAAAGATAATGTAGTAACACTTCTTTCTATTTCAGATGAAGTCGGCGGAAAAGCAGAAATGCTAAAAGAAGGAGGAACTTTCTTCCTTGCCATGACTGGACTTGCCGTTGGTCTTGCCGCGTTTGGTATAGGACAAGGTCTTGTTGGACTAGGCCAATGGATAACAGATGATCAATGGACGCAGACTCTAAAATCTAATGTCGTTGATTTACTTTCTATAGCAGATGAAGCTGGTGGTAATTTAAGTATGCTTTTTGAAAGTGGTACTGTGGGTTTGGCGCTGGGTGGTCTTGGTGCAGGCCTTGCAGCTTTTGGTGTAGGTCAATCTCTAGCGGGAATAGGTCAATGGTTAACAGATGATACTTGGGCGGAACAGGTTAAATCAAATGTTCTGACACTTCTTTCTATTGGTGAAGAAATACCGGAAAATGTAAGCGCACTAGATGAAGCTGGCACATTTTTCTTTGCCATGTCAGGCTTGGGCGCTGGTTTGGCGGTATTCGGCATCGGTCAAGCCGCTGTGGGATTAGCTCAATTTATATCAACTGACGACTGGGCACAGAAAGTTAAAGACAATGTAGTCACATTACTTTCCATCAGCGAATTGGATGGAGTTGGATGGAATACCGCGGGCTTTATTGGTGTCATGGGTGGCATTGCAACAGGTCTTGCTGCATTTGCTCTCGGTAAGGGTGGCGCAGTAGTCGTAGATGGTGCCGCAGAAGCTCTTGGTTATTTTACAGGAGATTCTTTTGCGGATAAAATTAAATCCGAGGTTGAAACTCTACTGTCAATTCCACAGATGGAAGGTGTTGCTGCCGATACTGCTGGATTTATTGCTGTGATGGCTGGTATTTCTACTGGTCTTGCCGCATTTGCGTTAGGTAAAGGGGCTGCTACGGTAGTCGATGGAGCAGCCGAAGCGCTTGCGTATTTTACAGGAGATGAACCTTTTGCTGATAAAATTAAATCCGAAGTTGAAACTCTACTATCAATTGTCGGATTAGCTCCAGAAGGATCTGTAGACGAATTTACTAATATCATGGGTAAATTGGGTGATGGTTTGAGTTCTTTCGCAGGAGGAAACTTAGTAGGAGCTTTAAAGAATGTTGGAACTGCATTACTTGGTTTCTTCTCTGGTCAGGATTCACCATTCGAACAAATAAGAATGATAGCATCGGATGCGGATAATCTAGTAAAAGCAGCTGATGCAATAGAAAAAATTGCAAATTCACTAGAAAAATTTGGTTCAATAGATGTTGGCGCTGGTGATGTTGATTTTGAAAAATTAGCTACAAATCTTGGTGCAGCATTACCGTTATTAAATGCTTTGGCCAATGGAGGTAAAGTTGGTGAAGGTATATTTGATGGCCCAGAAATTGATTTTGGTAAAGGTATTTTAGATTCATCACTAAAATTAGATGAAATGGCCGACGCAATATCTAAAGTAAATTACGTACTAGGCCAAACTACAGAATATCCAGTATCCATGCAAGAAAGTGCCGCAGCAGCAACAGCGGAATCACCAGTTGCTACAAATAATACAAGTCAAACTGCTGCTATTTTGACGGCGCAAACTGAAAAAATGATTGAATTATCTCAGAATATTTTAAGAAGTCTTGAAGTAATTCAATCTACGGTACCACCAACCGGACAACAGACACCCGCATCTGTTGTTGCTAACAGTGGAAATACTGATGCTAGAAGTAGTATAATAGCACCTAATACTACTATAATATATGGTGGTGGTCGAGATAGACAAGACCGTTATGGTTTAAATTTTGCAAATAATTAAAAGGGGGAGCTTTTAGCTCCCCTTCTTGTTACTCTGTCAGTAACTGTTTCTCTACTGGTTTACCAATAGGAATTTTTCGTGGTTTCTTTTCCTCTGGTATTACATTCTTCAATTTAACTGTCAGAATACCTTGGTTCAGATCAACACCCTCAACTTGAACTGTATCGGCGAGAGTGAATCGTCTCTCAAAGGATCTATTTGCAATACCTTTGTAAATATAGTTATCGTCAGATGTTGACTCTACTTTTCCGCTGATGGAAAGAACACCGTCATGGTGTTCAATGTCAACATCATCAGGACCGAAACCAGCAACAGCTAGTTCGATCAGATAAGTATTTTCATCTGTTTTTACTATATTGTATGGAGGGTATTTCTGCACTGTCGTTAGTTTTGATGCTGCATTGACACGGTCAAAAATGCGATCAAATCCTACAAATAGTGGATCTTGACGAAGTATTTGTTCAATATTCATTTATGTTCTCCTTTATTAAGCGAGTTTTAGTAATAGCCGTTATCTAACCGGCTGTGTAAAAGTGGGAACCCTATTGGCATTCCCACTTTTATTTATATTTACTTAATCTTTCTTGGAAACAAACCCGTAAAGCTCTTGCGCCTTTGTCATGATATCCTGAGGTGTATACATCACAGGCTTCATTGTTTGTGTCTGCTGAATAAGTTCTGCTGCTGACTTGTTCCAAGTCTCAGCAAGAGTGTTAATCGAATTCCAGTAAGCGTTAGTCGTTTCGTGATACTGCTGATCCATCATTTCTTTTGCCATCTTGAGGACTTCAAGACGAATTTCAAAACCGTTTTTATTGCTAGTAGTCATTTTAGTTCTCCTTGTCTGAGTGTGTGTTAGTTAGTTCCGGTTGAGCCAAATCCCCCTTCACGCTCAGTTTTTTGTTCTGGGCGACTCTTCCGTTCTACGAGCGTGTATTGTTTTATATCTTCGAGTAGTGCTTGCGCAATTCTATCACCATGATAAATGCTAATTGGTGTATCACTCATATTATATACAGGAACAAAAAGTTCTTCAACATAATCTGAATCGATAATCCCGGTGGAATTAGCAAGACCGATGCCATATTTAATCGCCATTCCTGATCTTGGAAATACTTTTAAAACATGGTTTTTAGGAATATCAAAAATGAGCCCTGTAGGAATTAGTGTGCGGAATTGTGGATGTAGAGTTGCTACGACTCGGCCATCGGATCCACGCTTAGCAGGTATAGTAATTTCTTTATTGTGTGGGCTATATGTTTTCAGTTTAGTCTCAGTAGTAATACATACTTTTAAGTCAAAGCAGGCAGAACCTTCTGTAGCAAATGCTGGCAGTTCTGCCATTTCATTCAAACGAAATACTTTCATAGTGTAATTAGCCTTTCTTTTTGCCGATATTATATTTACTTGTCAATTCCCATTGATCTTTTTCTTTGTGAGATAAAACTTTAATATGACTCAAAGGGGCAACTGGGTCTTGCGCTTTAGAGGAGTCTATTACTTTTACTAAATCCCATTCTTCCAGAAGATTTACAATAGTGTTTCTTCTACCTTTATCTTCTTCTGTAAAATTGTTTTCTTTACCGTCAAGAATAAAAAGTTCTTTAAAGTGAAGAATTACGTATCTACTTTGCTTATGCAGTATATGGCAAGATTGATACAACTTTTTATCTTTACGAGATGCAATCCCGATTCGAGTGAGAGTTTCTTTTATTTTAAGAAAGTTCTCTGGTATAGGTAATTCTATTTCAACCCCCACACCGTGAAAAATGTCTTCCATATAAGGTCACCTTTATTATTATTGTTATTCATTATTACGTGTCGCCTCCTTTTGAGACCTTATTATTTATTATTTGCATGTTTTCCTTTGAAAGAACTTTCATGTATTGTTTGGCAACGGTTCTATTGCATTGAAAGACCTGTTGAATATTATCCAGATCAGAGTCTTTTTTAGCTTTGAACCACTCACTTTTACGATATCGAGGCCGGAGCGCGCCAAGATAATATCGAAATTGTGCATCTTTAAATAACCAATGTTTACTGTTCATTTCATTGGCGTGAAGAATAGTATCAAGATGGAATGAGAACGCTTTATTGGTAATAAATGGATTATATTTCTTTTCCATTTCATCTGGTATTTCAGCGTTTTTCATTAGATCAGTCTTAGACTTAGATACTGCCTCAACAAACTTGAAGATCATATTTTCTTCTTTATGTTCGGAAAGATCAATCTCTTCAAGTTCTTCTGGTTTACCAAGACCAAAATAATCAAATTCCTGAAAGTCATCATCGCGGGCGGATAACTTCTGTTGTACTGTCGTAGTCTTTTTAGTCGTCTTTTTCATCAAGGCTTTCCCATACATCAATAATATTGTTGAGGTAATTTGAACATTCTACGCAAACATTCATCGAACCAATTCCATCTGCTGCTTTATATTGTAACACAAAGGAAGATGCTTTGTCAACATGTTTTTTACAAAATTGACAAGAAATCTTTGTGTCTTTTTTCTTGAACAAACCAGATAGCATTAACGAAAACTCGTTTCCATCATAATTTCCGTCAGGAAAGCAACAAGGTTAATTTCTTGATCAGCAACGAATGCAGACTTATACATATAGTCTGCAAGAGACACGACAAACGATGGCATGCTCTTGAGTTCAATTTTATCGGTTGCAGTGTCATAGATTTTACGAAAAATTTCGTTTGGATCTTGATCGGAGTTATCGGCACACCATTTGCGCATACCAGTGAAGTTCTTTTCCTTCAAGAGACCAAAAAGTTCATCAATGGATTCTTGTTTGAAGTCGGCAAAGATACCTTCGTCAATACGACCATTACCAGCGTATTTCTGAAGTTCATTCAGGATGCGGCGGAAGTCAGGGAAATACTTTTCAATAACCTTTGCCACGACCTTCGGATCAAAATCAACGTTTTCATTTTTCAAGATTGCAAGAACGCGTTTGAAAAACTGTGCAGCTAGTTTTGGTTTCTCGGTTTTCTCAATTGAAAAGTCAACTTCAGACAGA